AAGCAGTAGTAGAAGGAATGTTTCCTGGAATAAATATAGTTGCTAATGCAGTTTGAATTATTTCTGCCAAGCCACCCATGATTATTAATTGTTGTCCAAGAGATTGCATAAAACCACCAATAGAACTTAAAATACCTGCACCAAAGGATTTCCATTTATCTTTATTACTTGTTGATTTGTCAAACATATTTGCAAAAGCATCTCCCATCAATGCTCCTAAGTTTTCACCCATACTAACAATCATATTAGAAAGACTTTTATTAAAATCATTTAATACAATCTTCCAATCCATTATAGTTTTATTAACATGTGCAGGTTCTGGATCTGGAATTATAGTATACATGTCATCTCTTTTGCCTATAATAGTTTTGTCAAAATCTTTTTTAATGTTTAGTAAATTGTCTGCACCTGCTTTATATAAAATTGCTTCACCTGTTAAACGTCTATTTAATATTGAATCTGAAGAACTTATAACACCTCTTGTTTCCTTAACTTCTTTTCCAGTTTTACTTGAAGTACCAGTATTGTAATCTACATCAGGAACTTTTATTTTAGATAATGCTGTTTCAATATCCTTTATACCTTTTACATTAATATTGATTCTTGTCTTAACAGTTGCAGCCAATAGTTCTTCACCAGCAATTTTTTCTTTCAATTTTTGTGCTTCACCAAAACTAAAATCCATTGCTTTCATTCTATTTGTATACACAATCTTTTCTGCCTGAATACCAAGCAATAGATTTTCATATGATAAACTGTCAGTATATTTGTCAGAATAAAGTTTAACTAACATTGATTCATAAGACATTGCTTGTGCCTTACTTCCTAATGCAGAAATGTAATTATCAATAAGATTTTTACCATTTTGCGTTCCAACATTAGCTAATGTTAGACCACTTAAATATTTAGGGTCAAGTGCAATTAATTCGCCCAACATTCTCTTTTTATCTGCTAATGAGTTGTTTTCATTTTTTATAGAAGCAACCAAACTTTCAATATGAACTTTTTGTGGAATGAGAGTTTTTTGAGTTGTATCAGCAACTTCTTCCATTATTTGTTTACTTCTTACCCTTTCTTCATTTGAAAGTTTAATGGCTAATTGTTGTTCTTTCTCAGCATCTGTTGATTTCGTAAGCCAACCATATAAATAATATAAGCCAACTCCTAATGCAGCAACAACTACTACTCCTGCAGTTATAATAGCAACCATAGCACCTAATGAAAGATTGAAAAGCCATTGTGCTGCAGTATGTAAATTAGTGGCTACAGTTTGACCCATTGTTGCAACAGTTTCTTTTATTCTTATTGCAACTACTCGTAAAGTTTGGTCACCAAGCATTGCTTGAAATTCTCCAAGTCCTTGAACAGCACCTATGAGCATAGTCATTTTTGCCTGTAATTGAGCACTATTTTCTTTAGACATACCCATTACAGAACCTATTGCAAAGCCAACTTCTGCAAGTCCAGCAAGTCCACGTAAAGCAGATGTAGCAACATTTCCAAACTCTGTTCCTAAACCTTTTTGCATTCCTTTAAGGTCTCCCATTTCATCCTTCAACCTACCAATTTCAGTATTGAGAACAAGTATATCTTCTTTACTTTTACCAGCAAAGGGCATACTATTCAATGTTCTCATTGCAGTACGAAGTTCTTTGAAACTTGAACTTGCAGCATCAAGTCCTTTAAAACTATCGACAGTCTTTTGAACAGATTCACTTACACCTTTTGAAAAGTTCTTTAAATCCTTAGTTGCATCATTTAAATCATTTTTAAGATTTGCTGTATTTGCTGAGAGTCTAAGACTCAAATCTGTCATTACACCTGCCATTGTACGATATTTATTTTGATATTATATTCTATATATTCTTACACAAAAAAGAGGTTAAGCCTTTCGACTAACCTCTGTATTTTTTATCATATGCTTCAAAATCAATAACTGGTACTGCTTCTTCATCTTCTTCATCCCATGGAAATGACATTAAATCTTTTACAGTTTTTATGTCTTCTGAACCTCCTTGAGCATTGAATAGAATAAAGGTTTGAAGCCTTGTTCTTTCCCAATCTTCCCTTCTATCTCGATAATAGCATTTCAAACATTCATCCAATTCGATAGGTGTAGAATCATACATCTCATTTAAAGACATATTAAATCTACACCTAACGATTCCGAATAGTTCGTTAAAATCTACTTCCTTTTTTTTTCAATATTTCCATCACCATTTGGAAAGAATTTCTTTATCAAACTGATGAAATCTAACCAACATTCGTCTAACATGAATTCAACATCTTCTCTTTTAACAGTGAAGTTTTTGCTTTCTGCTTTATGTCCAGCTTCCATTGAATAGTAAAGTAATGGCTCTAGTATTGTGATATCGTTTTCAATATCTTCAAGAGCCTTACCAGTTTCCTCTTTAACCTTCTTTATTGCAAAATATGAGATTCGTATTGGGTACTTGTCTTCTTTGTAATTAATGTATTCTACCATATTGTATTATTTTTTTAGTTATCTATTAAGATGTTGCAGTAGTCAAAGGACCTGTTCCAGCAATACTTCCTGAGAATGTAACCGCACCATCTTTTCCACCTTTAAGTGAAAGTTTTGTGATGTAACCTACACCAGTTTCATATTTATTTGCTGCAAAGCTTGGTTTGAGAGAAATTACAATAGATGCATCTCGTTTGATATCCATTACAAGATAATCGAAACCTCTTGAAGCATCACCAGTAGTTCTACTTACTAAACCATCGAAATCAATTGACCAATCTTTATAGTCAGGATATTGTTCTTTCCATCCACCACTTATGAGTGATGTAACGTCAACCATTGACTTATTAATGTTAAGGCCATAAGAAGTTCCTACACCGAATACACTACCGTCATATTGAATGGTCATTTCTTGACCTAAAATTGTTTTTGGCATGTTGTTTAATTATTTTTAGTTGTTATATTATATATCCTCTTTATTTTTGATAGAGTATTTCAAATTGCATCAAATTAACGAAAGCCACATTGTTATTTGCATCTTCTGCATTTGAATGTGTTTCACTTAAATAGTTGATTTGACGTATAGTTGAAGATGTAAATGCTGTAAGGTAAGTACGAAAGGCATCACTTAATGATTCTGTATCTGAAGCTTTATCTGTGTATATTTCAACATAAAGTGTGTACATATTAATGAAATCTCTATCACCTACAACACCCATATCAGGGTTTCTTGTGTAAGTGTAAATAGCCCATGTTTTTGTAGCATTAAATTCAGTTGAAGTCGTATCACGGTAAATTCCATCTACTAAACTATTAAGTGTAGTATTTGCATTCATTACAGTTGATATCTCGGTTGCAAAACTCATTTCGTCTTTTTGTTATTTTTCTTGATAAAAGTTGCAATTTCTTCACCAATTTCTGTTACAGCACTATCAATTATTGGTTGAACTTGACTGTTTACTAGACTTGGTATTCTGAACTTTCCAATTATTTGCCCTCTATTTGCACCCTTTGATGTTGTTCTTTTTACTGTTCCTTTATCTGCAAATCTAATCCAGAATGAATCTGTTGTAGGTCCAGTAATAAAAGCCATTGATTTCAATTTATCCTTTGATACTTTAATACCAACTTCTGTTTTAACTGAATATGGAAGTCCAGATTTAATTGAAGTAATAACGTATTTGTTCGATGCTGCTTTTAAGTAGTTATCCAAGATTTTCTGTTCCAAATGAGCAGGTAAGTCATTCAATGTCTGAAGTAATTCAGTCATTCCTGACATACTGAAGTTTGTTTCGTTACTCATTGAATAGAATAGTGTTTATTTTTAAGGCTTCTTTTCTTCCAACTTTTTCAACACTTAGAATTTTGTAATAGTTGCCTTCATAGTTAATTCGACATTTAATATCAACATCATTTCTATATCGTATAGTCCATTCAGTTGTAGATATTGGTAATGAACCTTCAGTTGTATAACGTGTGTCAACACTTCTGATAAACATACTTGACCAAACAGTAGTAACTTCTTCATATACAGAAGTAGGAGCACCAACAGCATCTTTGCCCATTGTGCTCTTTTCTATTGTTATTAATCTATTTAGTAAGGAAGTTATCATATTACCACGAGATAGTTTTGTACGGCATAAGTAATCGTTGAATTACATCACCTCTTTTTATTGAGCCTATTGTATATGAACTTCTTTCAGTATCGTATAAGTCTGCAGCACTAATTAAAATTGCTTGTTTGACCATATAAGGACATGAAACATCAGTTACATAAAACATGCTACTATCAATAAACATATTACAGTATTCGACAGAAGCAGGTATAATTATATTTTCAATATACTCATCATCATCAAAGTTATTTGCTTCAATTCTTAAATGAGTTTTAACTTCCGAAAGAGATACTGGATATGCCATTTGTAAGTTTATTTTAAAATAAGGAGAGAACCGAAGTCCTCTCCTATATTACATTTTGCTTATAGATTAACCTATTGAAGCATTTGTTAAGATGTTGAATGCTCTTGGGTTTGCACAACCTGAGTCAAACATTCCAACTACAGTAAGGTTAATAAGTCCTTTACCTGCAGAAGTATAAGGGTCAACGATCAATTCAATTCCTTGGAAAGAACCAACAACTGCTTTGCTCCAATCACCGAAGTAAATAGTACTAGCATTTGCTTGTGGAACTCCAAAAGCAGGATATCCGTTAACTTCATTATCTGACCAAATTGCTTCTTGGTTAGTAAGTCCAGCAGTTTTCTTTAAATAAGCTTTAACAGTAGGAGTTGTTACATAAGCAGCACTTCCAATCATTAATCCACCTATTGAAGCTTCTTGTTGAACGATTTTTGAATAATCAAGAGTTCCAGCACCAAAAGTTGTTTTTTGAGTTGCAGCATCTACTTCGATTTGGTCAAAAAGGTCATAAACAACTGCAGTCCAAATACCGTTAAGTAAGTTTTGAAGGATTGAGTTATAAACACCTGCATTAGTTTGGTTAAGAGTTTCTTTAGAGATTGATTGAGTGTGTGTAAGTCTACGACCTGCAAGAGTAATTGTTGTATAAGTCATATTTGCAGATGCTCCAAGACTTGCTTCATTTACGAAACCAGCAGTATCTTCTGCCATGTTAGGAACTACAAAGTTTCCAGTTAAACCGTCATACATTGTAACACCTAATGAACGTAAGAATGCTTCACCTGGTGATGTAATAATATCTATTTTAGGAGCAACAGTTTTGTTGATAACGCCAGAATCAGTAGTAGTGATAATAGGATCGGCACGTAATTCTCCAAGTCCATTGAATGAGGATGTTTGTCCCATTTTTACAGCATTGGTTAACCAATCACGGAATTCAATTGTGAGTGATTTAGGTGCTACAGTTCTTACTTCAACTGCTTTACCTGATTTTGCGTTAAGTTCTGCTTGTCTTTCAGCCATTCTGATAGTTTCGTCAAGGTCAGTAACTTCTTTGTCAAGGTTATTCCACATTGAAGTTTCAGTTTCGTTTTTTGAACGATTTTCGCCCATAACAGTGTCTACAATTGCAGACATTTGATTGATTTTAGAAGCCCTTTCTTGCTTTAATTCGTTAATGTTTTTCATCTTCGATTATTTATTTTTAAGTTTTAGGATATGAGCCAAATCTTTATAAGGCTCAACATTTATTGTGTTTGGGGTTTGTTGTTCTATATATTCATCTAATCCACGTACTACAGAA